GTAGCTTCATCAACTTCTTCGTCAGTTGTTTCTTCTACTTCTTCATCTTCAAGTAGTGATTCGTAAATATCTCTTGATTTTTCTACCACGATTTCGTGGAATAGTTCTGCTGCTTTTTCGCGATCTTCGTTAACAAGATGCTCAAGCATTTCTTCAAACTTGTTGCGGTCAGTCATTGTTAATCTCCTTTAATTATCTTTACAAGGCTGTCTATTATATTTACACTTTTTAGAAAATATACGCTTAAAATGGGGTCAAAACAGCGTATTTTAAGATTTTAATGGTGTAATCCCAAAAAAATCAATAAAATTATTCATTGTAATGTGTGTTAAGTTTTTACAATCTCTTAAGTTATCTGGTATATAACTGTCCTCATTTTCTATTACTCTAACATATTTAGTTCTTTGAAACTGATTTATACAGGTCATTGTTTGTCTTTGCCAATTTCCAAAATATGTTGCCCTATCGTTCAAATTTTTGTAATTTTTTGTACCTGCATACACATTGTTTACTAATTCTTGTTTTTCCCCTAATCCAACATAATCAAACCCTAAAATGTAAATTTTAGCATTATCATGAACACTTGCCATATGCAAAGCTGTAGGTCCGCTACTCCAACCTTTGTTTGGATTAAATTTATTAATATTAGGATCTTGTCTTGTTAATTTGTTAGGATTACTCCATACTTGATGATCATGATGATAGTTAGTTTTTTGAATTTCCATTATCATTTTTGTATCAACTGCTACAAGATAATCAGGAGCAAATGTTCTATACAGTGCATTGCACCCATACACTGTGCCATGTTGTTTTAAGTCAATAGGATTAATTTTTTTACGACTTGTGCCATTACCTAGCACAAATGCAATAGATTTTTTTGACATTTTTTACCTTTTGTTAAACTTGTGCTGCTGCCTGTGCAGCCAGTCCATACATTTGTTTAACAAAATCTAACTCTTTTGAAGTCTCTTTTTGATGACTATCAGCAGCTTTACGAGCTTTATTAATATCTTTTAAAGAAAGCCTTGTTTTTCTAGAATTATCTATTTTCATCACACTTGTATCGTCCTTAGGACTGTATGTAAGGTCTTCGATTGGTTCTAAGTTTTCTTTGTCAAAGTAAAAAAGTTCTCGTAGTATCATATTATTATTTATACAGTTTGGTCAGTTGGTTCTGCCTCTGCTCCTCCAAAATCATCTCCTGTAGCTGTTTCAGGAGGTGTGCCTTCGCCGCCTTCAATTGCTCCTGCACCGTCATCTAAGCCAGTTTCTAAACCGCCAAAGTCGTCTGCAATGCCTGCACCTGATAACGATGCTGCGGCGCCACCCATTCCGCCTTCTGGCTGCGCAAGTGCTGCATCAAGATTATCTTGGTTTTCTTCACGCCACAATCTTTCGTTCTCTGCAATTTCTTCATCGCTAAGTCCTAGGAAACGTTTTAATGCAAATCTATTTGACATAAACGGAACAGCTTGTATTGTACTAAATGTACTAATTCTATTATTATCAAGTTCAGCTTGTCTATATGCAGCAAAGTTTTGCGGAGGAGTTAATTCTAAATCAAACATTGAATAATCAACATTCACTCCTTTATTACGCAGGTATAATTTAAATTCTAAATTAAAAACTTCTTCAAGCATTCCTTGTAAACGTTCGCAATATTTGTTAAAGCGTAATTCTTGAATATATGCTGTGCCTACTCGTCCATCATTATACTGCGATGCGCCATCATCAGCTCCTGTGGGTAGGTAAGAACTAGGTATACGTAAGCCACGCACCAACTTGTTAGTAAAATACCTAAGATCATCAATTTCTCCTAAGTTAGTACCGCCTGGTAGAGTTTCGACTTTTGATCCACGCCCTTCAGCAGTTTGTGGGAAGAAGTAGTCTTCGTTGATTGACAGTGGATTATATGAACTGTCTATAACATTTGTACCACCACCTGTCTTGGATGGGATTCGTCTTTGATGTATTTCCGTTTTAACACGCTCCACAAACTGCATAGCAAGGTGTGAAGGCATATTGCCCACATCAACGTAGAATACTCTGCGCTCTGGCGCACGTTGGACACGATAGATAATAATCGCATCTTCTAATAATTCTTTTTGTTTGTATACTTTAAAAATACTTTCTAGTAATGAATTACCAAAAGGATAGTTTTGATCTAATCCTTCGCTCATACTTAGGTGTACAACATGATTTGCATCTACAAAAGTTTCACTTTGATCAGTTTGCCATCTACTGGTCCCAGATGGCGGTGTAGCACTTCCAGTAGCAGCTTTTTGACTTACAGTTTGATAACCTGAAGTTCCGCCTGGTCCATAACTATTTTGAGTATTCAACGGTGTTGCTTCTAATGCATCAAATGCAAAATTTAGATTTTTTACAACATATTGTTCAGGCTTTTTGCCTTCACTTTCGTTAACAATAATCTTAGTAACTTGGCTTGGATCAACATGAAACCATTTTTGTGTTTCAGGATCTCTAATAAAAAATTGATCACCATACTTAAATGCATTTCTAACAATTCTAAACATTCTTGTGTCAAATTGTTGAATTCTGCACCATTGTTTTAAGTATTCGCCTAAAATTTGTACTTCAGAATTGTTGGCAGATTTTTTAAAATTAATGTTAAAATGTGTATCGTTTTCTTTTGCTTTTTGAGAACAAAACTCAGCAAGAATATCCAGTGCAGCATTTACTTCACTATCACTGTCCATAGTATTATATTGATTATATCTTTCTATTCTATTTGGAGATCCAACATAAACATCGGGCAAGTGTGAAGAATAGTTTGCCGCAGCAGGTCCTGGTCCGGCAGTGCCTCTTTGACTAAATGGGCTATAACTTCCATTTGGATTATTACCTGTTGGTACTGGTGTAAAATGTTTCTTCCAACTCACGTGTTTATTCCTTTTAGCATATTGCCGCCTAACCCTTTTGTGGCTCTATATTGTCGTTTACCTGTATCAGCTGCACCGCTTTCTACTCTAAGTAACTTTTCAAGTAAAGAATTTTGTACATTCAATTTACTTTCTAACATAGATACCATATTATCGCTTATACTATTACTTATGGCATTACTGTCATTATTATACGATGTTGTGGTAGGATTGTCAATCTGTGCTCGTAAACCTTTCATCATGGTTAACAAGTTGCGGGTATTTTCAGTGCTAAGTACATTTCCCGGCCCGGTGATTAGCTCTGGACCTAATTCTCCTGTAACTCCAATCTCGCCTGCTCTAATATATCCACCACTGGCAAATCCTCTACCAGCAAACCCAGTCCTTTGATAGTCTGCTACTCTACTTCTAGTAAATGCTTCTGCACTTCTTTGAATAGCTGATGATAGTTCGGCCTTCATTGCATCAATTTCAGATCCTATAGATGCAGCCTGTTCAGATTGTCCTGCCATAAGTGCTTCGCTTTGTCTCATTTGCAATGCAGACAATCTTTGTTCAGTATCAGCAACTTCAGATCTAGCAGTTTGTAGTTCGTTTGATAGCTCTTCTGCAGTGGATGTTACAGTTTCGTTGGTTGCTAGTTCAGGCACTCCAAGATCATTTACTGTGAGATTTTCTGCACTTTCAACTTCCATATTAGATAAATCAGGTACAGTTATTATACCGTCTTCGTAAACTTTTGAAACTTGTTCACTAGCTCTAAACAAATTATCAACTACTCCGCCTAAACTTGTTGTAATTTCTGCTGTACTTGGCATAGCGTTTTGTATTTTTTGCAGTGCAGAAACGCCCATTTCTTCTAAATTTTTCAGTGCAGTTTCTTGTGTAGCAAGCACCATATCACGTGTAGCTTCGTTTAATCTAATTGTTTCATCTATCAAATTACGAGGATCTTCGGCACCCATTTGAATTTCTTGCTGACGTTCAATTTCTGCTGTTATTCTCTGCAATTTAACCAGTGTGTCTTCAGCAGCAGCACCTGCTGCTTGTAATCTATTTGCAAAGGTATACGAATCTTCACGTAACTGACCTTGAGCAGCACTGATGTCTGTTAAGCCACCTAGCATACCAATTTGTCTAGCTTCTTCTGTGTTAAGATAATCAGTAAAAGATGCTTGTGTTTGCATCATTGCTTGATCAAAACCACTGAAGTCACTTGTAGACATTCCGCTTCTAAAGGCATCTACTTGTGCTTGAAATTCATCTGCACTGTCGCCTAATGCTACAAATGCATTTCTAGTTTGATCAGTAGTTGGTGCGCCTCTAATTAACAAATCTTTAAACAGTTCGGCATATTGAGGACCCATAGTAGTTGAAATTTCAGTAAGCCCTTTTGTTAAAGCTTCACTTGCTTCTGCGCTTTGTCCTGTTAAAAATGCTTGCACATCGCCTTGACGTCTTGCTTCTTTCATTTGATCTGCGAGTTCGTCTCTTTGTTTGCCAGTGAGTTTACTTAGTGCATCTAATTCTTTTGCAAATTCCAATGCAGACGCATTTCTGTCTCTACCAACACTACGCTCAAGTTGATTGTCTTGTTCAGCAATTTCTGCATAAGTCAATAGATTTTCATTTATTTGTTCAACTGTAAATCCTAATCTACGCAGATTTGTTCCTGCATCACTAGACAATACACCGCTGCTAAATTGCCTAAATGCACTGATTGCCTGATCAGTACTGCCGCCAAATGCACTTAACCCTTCTGCATTGTCTTTGAACATTTTTGTCATGTCTTCAACAGTTAAACCCAGTTCGGCAGCGGCAATTTTTATTTCTGTCATTTGTTTGCCAAAACTTGCACCTATACCTGTTAAACTTTGGTATTCAGATAAACTTTCTTCTGCAAACATAGTCAAAGCGTGAACAACTTTTCCTAATCTACCAAGTATTTTTGTATTTGTATCTAATGCTTTACTGTAATCAGACAGCTTCATACTGCCAGATAACAAGTTACCTGCTAGTCCTACAACAGCATTTCCTGCTCCTTTTGCTTCGTTTCCTAAAAACTTTAAAGCATTACTTGAACCAGAAACTATTTCATCTAAATCAGTAGCCAAAAGACATACTCCTAAAAAATACGGTTTATAAATATTCTATACTAGTATTTACCTATGGAAAAACTCATGGAAAACCAAAGCCCTCTCAAAAAATATTCAAGACAGCCAAAAATCTATATAGATTTGCCTAGCAAAGGAAAATATTATAATTCTGGTGTGTTATATGAAGATTCGTATTCAAACTTAGCAGTATTCAGTATGACTGCTAACGACGAAATACTTTATAGAACACCAGATGCATTGATCAACGGTGAAGCAACAGCAAAAAATATTCAAAGTTGTATACCGTCAATTGTAAAGCCCTTTGACTTGGTTACATTAGATGTGGATGCACTGTTGCTGTCAATTAGAATGGCAACATACGGTCCTAAAATGACAGTAGGACAAAGATGCAGAAAATGCAGCGAAGAAAACCAATACGAAATCGATATTACAAGATATATAGAATATTTAAACACACTACAATTTGAAGATAGTATGATGTATGAAAATTTTAAAATTAATTTTGTACCATTGACATACACACAATACACCGATCTTCAAAAGGAATCTGTTGGATATCAAAGAGCATTGTCAATTCAACTTCCAAAAATTACCAACGATAATGAAAAAGACAAATTTCAAGACCAGATATTAACATCGATTGCAAAAATGAATATGAAAACTATTTTACTATCTATACACAGTATAGAAGTTGATGGTGAAATAGAACAAGACAAAGGTGAAATTTACAACTGGATTGAAAGTTATGATGTTGATTTATTCAGCAGCATAAAAAAACACATAGACACTCAGTATCAACGTTGGTTACTACCAGAAGAAAATGTGCAATGTGCTTCTTGCGAAGCAACAGACAAAGTTCGTATTACAATTGATCAGACGGATTTTTTCGTAAAAGGCTAATCTTGTTAGATGATAGTGCTGTACAAGATTTAGCCGAAGAATTTGAGAACGATATAAAAAGAATAAAAGACACTATCTACAGACTCAGTTGGTATATGAGAGGCGGTATTTCAGTGGATACGTTGTTGTACGATACTGACATGGAAGACCAAGAAATTATTTCTAAAATAGTCAAAGACAATATTGAAAATACCAAAAACGCTAAAATGCCATTATTGTAAATAGCTTGGCAATTCTTGTTGGATATCTTGTCCTCTTTCGTATCCACGTCTTGGACTTGTGCTTGGATCTGGACCTACACTATCAATTGCATCCTGTGCAATATCAACAATAGGATCCGGTGTTGCATCTTGATCAGAGTCTCGTTCAATTTTTGCACCAGATCTAGTTAGCACACGATTATCTGGCATCGGAATAGGCTTACCACTGGCCAATGCTTGAGGAGTAGGAGCAAGATAAAGTTCTTGATTACTACCACCAGGTACTGCTCCCATTCTATCACTTATAACTATAATTTCGTGCGTATCTTTTAGTTGTTCAGCCATTTCTGGAGTGTATGTAAAAATATAGTCACTCAACTGACCTGCTTGACCCGATGACATTGGTTTTGGATTTAAACTTTCTGCTGGGCGTTCACTTTGATCAATGTCCAATGCATCAAATATGGCATTGGTTCTGTCACCTAATATCAAATAAGGCACTTTGACTTTTTCCATGTCAGGAGGAAAAATCATATCCTGGAATGCAATTTTTGCCCATTCACTTGAAGAATAAGCAGTACCAGTTGGCATCTTTTTTACACCGCCTTCAAATGTTAATGCATCTCTTAATGTTGCTCCTCCTAATGCTCCGTTAGTTATAGTATCAAGAGACATTGCTGCTATATCTGCTGCATTCCCAACTGTTTCAAAAATTGGGCTTGCAACACTGTTTGCAATCCATTTTGCAAGTGTCATTTGCACACTCGGGCGTGTTAACAAATATACTGCTCCCCAAAATGCTGCTTCAGTAATAATCATACTTATCAATGCCGGAATAGTGCCTACTCCAGTAGCAGCAGCACCTGCTTGTATTGCTCTAATAGGAGCTCTAATTGTGGTAATTAATTTAGCAGCTCTTACAGCTTTAAACATCATAGCTAGAACTAATACAACTTGCGAAACAAATAATCCTGTTATCACATCTAAAAGTTCTTCTTTTTCTGCTGCTCCGCCATCAAATTCACTGTCCGGTGTATGTTTAACTGTATCGTAGTTGATAATAAAACTTTGATATAACTCTACACTAACACCAAAAATTGCAAAAAGTTTTAATAAACCTTGGAATAAACTATTTGAAAAAATTCTTGTTAGTCTACCATTGCTATTTTTTATTGCTGCGTCTATTTCTGCAGGCTTCATAGCAGAACCGATTTTGTATTGACTCCACACTCCTCTACCAATTCTCTTGAAATCGGAATCAGAAAATATTCTAAGAGCTCTGTCTATACTTTGACCACCTCTTAATCTTGAAATAAACTTATCTGCATCAGTTTGTTTTGCAAAACTAAAAGATTCATCTGCTAAATTTACTAGCCACCTATCTCTTACTTGCACTGGAACGGTATCGGCAGCATCAAAAATTGCTTTGCCAGTGTTAAATGATTTAAATGTTTGTGTTAACCGTTGACCTATACTTCTAGGTGCAGTAGAATTATCAGTGGCTTTTACCCAGCTGTTTCCATTCCACTTGTAATCAACATCACCTAAAGATAATGTTGTCAGTTTAGGAATTTCAACTGCTTCTTCAGTAATAATAATTTTTTCTTCAGATAATAATTCAACTAATTTCATTCACAAGTGTTCCAGCTGTATAATGTATTTAGTTATTATAAGTTGAACTAACGTTCAACTGTGTTATCGCTATCGCTCAACACGTACTATGTTTTCTTGATTATAATACTAATAAGGCATATGCAAAGCATATGCTTTTAATATTATTCAGATTGTGAAGTCATAATTCGCCCGTTGCCGGGCGAAGGTAGCTTTGAAACATTATTCGAGTCGCTTCAGCCATCTT